GTGCCAGTAACAAACAGGATGTTAGCCATGCCTCTTGTGGCAATGCTGATTGTGGCCTTATCTGTATCTGTACCAGCAATATAAGCAGTAGTGATCGTCATGGTCATTGTGATAGCGCCACTCGTATTGTTGAAGATAATGATGGCATCACCTGTGGCAAAGGTTGCGTCCGGAACAATAATAGAACCGCCCGAACCAACCTCAATGAGTTCACCAACATCGCCAGTTAGTAATGTGTAACTAGCTGTTTTAGCAGCACCAGACTGAGGAATGTTTAGGTAGCCAAGGGAGAAAGTGCCAGAAGGATAAGTAGCGTTAGTGGTTCCTGTCAGAGTTCTTGTATAGGCAAAGTTACCAGAGCCTGTCACAGTCATAGCCGCATTGTTTGCTACGCCTGTACCTCCGTTGGCTGCTGCCAATGTTCCCGCAAGGGTAATAGTGCCAGCACTTGTAACTGGTCCACCGCTTGCGGTCAGTCCAGTTGTGCCGCCTGATACATCAACGCTAGTGACAGAGCCAGCCCCTGGTCCTGTGAACGCAATTTGAATCGATCCAGCGCCTGGCGTAATGGTCACACCAGAGCCTGCCGTCAAAGATGCCTTAGTCAGCGTGTTGCCTGTGCTGTTACCAATCAGCAATTGACCATCGGTGTAGCTAGTCTGTCCAGTGCCGCCGTTGGCAACTGCCAATGTTCCAGTAACGCCAGTAGCTAATGCCACTCCTGATGCCGATCCTGTGCCGCCGTTAGCTACTGGCAGAATACCAGTAACGCCGGTGGTTAAGGGAAGTCCTGTGGCGTTGGTCAGCACAGCGACAGAGGGTGTACCCAAGGCAGGAGTCACCAATGTAGGTGAATTGGTAAACACCAAATTGCCTGTGCCGGTTTCATCGGTTACAGCGGCGGCTAAGTTTGCACTTGATGGCGTAGCCAAAAAGGTAGCCACGCCAGCACCAAGACCGCTGACACCTGTTGCAATTGGCAAGCCTGTGGCATTTGTCAATGTAGCTGATGTCGGTGTGCCAAGCACAGGTGTTACAAGTGTGGGGCTGGTAGACAATACATTGTTGCCAGAGCCTGTACTTGTACCGACACCAGTGCCACCCTTGGTCACCTTTAACAGTGGACCCGCATCAAACAGTGCATCGATTAAATCTAGGTCATTGTTGACCTTAGTACCCCAAGTGTTTGAGCTTGCACCTACCTCTGGCTTTGTCAGCAGTAGGTTGGTGGTGGTGGTATCTGCCATTTTTAATCCTTAACCAAAAGTTTTTGCGCGGGTTAAGAGCTTGCCGCCAGAGGTTGCGCCTCGGTCATCGGCCAACTGCAAATCGCTTAACGCACGCTCATAAAGAGATGACCACACTGGAATTCTTGCATCGTCTAGCAAATATGGCGCTGCTTGCAAAAGCGAGCCATAGAGGTAAACATCAGGACTTGATGTTAAAAGAAAATTGGTGGCTACGCTTGTGGATAGCTTGTTGAGCTTTGCAAAATACACAATCTCTGATGCGTAAGATGCGTCTGGTGTCGGCACAAAACGAAACTCAGTGCCAATGACAGTAAAATACTTAGGCCGACCACTGCCAATGTCTATGGTTGACTGCTCATCCAAAGAGTCCATTGTCATAAACGTCAAAGGTGTGATTGGATTTGTACCAGTCAGCTTCAGAGTCCTAACTTCCAAGAAGTCAGCAGGCGTTGACTCAAACTCTGCATCAATCGTCAAAGTAGTTCGCGTGAGCATTTGGCGTGTACGCAACTGTCGCTCAATTTGAGCTTCGCTCAAAGAGATGAAGTCAGGAATTTGAGTCGTTAGATCAGTCCTGTTAAGCCAGTCTGCAATAGATGCCTTCAGCTCAGTGTATGTAGTAAGTGCCATTTAGACTGCCTCTTTTTCAAGCTCTTCTTTCATCACCCAAGTGTGGTCATGTTTGAATTCAAACGTGCCAATGTGTCCGATTTCTTTGGACACATCATGGTCAATATACACCTTAAAACCAAGCTCTTGAGCCTTCTTACAAAAGAACACATCCTCGCCCATGTAGCCGCGAGTACCTGTCTGCCAAGGCATATCAAACCAAGGCTCTGTCATGCCCTCAAAGACGTTGCGCTTGATCATCATGATGCCAGTGCCAACCGAGCCGATCTCTTCAAGTCCGGTTGATTCGGGCATGGTGTAGACAGGCTGGCGCTTGTCATTCTCATCATAGTTCTGCGCTGTGGGTCCTGTTGGCATCCGGCGCCGAGCGCAGTTAGCCGCCACAATGTCCACATCATGCGCCAGCAAACGCTGGATCATGTCTTGTGGAAATGTCATATCGGAGTCAATAAAAAGAATATGGCTACATCCCTCACGCATCGCATCAAGGCATAGGTCAGCACGTTGATTCTGAATCAGTGTGCCTTGAAGTATCTTGAGGCTGACAGCGTCAGTGGTGTTGAGTGTGTGGTACGCCACCAAATTGACCATGCAATAGGTGTAGTTGGTGTGAACCATGTCCCGCGCTGGGGTGCAGACTGCTACATAGTTCATACCTGACCTGGCCTTACTCTAAAAAATCTGTTGTCAAAATCGTTTAACCATTTTTTCATGTAAGCCTGATCATCCAACTTTCCCTCTGCTTTCAACTGAAAGTAAACAGACTCAGGAATGCTGGCAACGTGATGCCATTCGCCCTTCCAGTTCGCCTTGTTATCAGTGGCGGCAAAGTCTCGCTTGTTGGCCTCAATGACAGCAGTCATGTCCTGCGTTGTCTGAATCGTTGCCTCATCAGTGCCCTCGTTGTAGTGCCAAGTGCGGGTGATCCCTTTGTCGGGGCTTGCATCAAAAAATCGTTTTTCCATATAAGTAAGGGGAGGATTTCTCCTCCCCTTTTTCCTCTCAGTTGATTACGAAGTGATCAAGTCTGCCCACAGACCCTGAGCGTTTTCAGCCGTGACTTTATGGCCGTACTCGATGAGCAGCATACGCTTCTCGGCATCACCGGTCTTTGCCAACTCGACTTGCTGGTAAGGACGCAGGACAGTCATCTTTGCGTACTCAGGGTCGATGATCCAGCCATCACGCTCGCGCTGGAAGCGGTTAGCGATAACGGCCACGTTGCCAAAGTCGCTGACGTAGATGTCAACTGCACCGATCAACACGGCAGGCTTTTCGCCACCGTTGATGTTGAAACGTGAAGATGCAATGCCAGAAAAGCCGGAAACACGTTGCTTATTGACAGGACCAACCATCAGAATCTTAGGATTGCCGCCAGACGACCATACTTTTTGAATCACACTCTTGAGAATGGTTTCAGTGAAAGTACGCACGTTGCCGTCAGTACGCGCACTGTTTGGCAGTGTGCTGTAGCTAGGGTCAGTGCCGTTGGTTTGCTTGTCGGTGTTTGTCTTAACAAAAGCCTGCAAAGAGGCAGTCACGCGAGCAGTTGTGGTGTTACCTGCAACAGCAATACCGCCATTCAAGAAAATGAATTCTTGATCGCGCTTCAACTCAGAGCCGCGCTTGGCGATCTGATAGGCCAACTCAGAACGGCGACCAGCCTTGTTAACAACTTCTTCAGTGTTCGACAAGACAATAGTCTTGCGTGAAATCTGAGCGTAGTTAGTCAAACGAACAGTTGCGACAACAGCGTCAAAAGAACCGACATCATCACCTTCCAACTGAGCATTTGCGGCTGCATCTGCCAATGTGTCGGTCTGCCATTCAAACAAAGTATTGCTGATGGTTTCGCGGCCAATGTTGGATTGGTACGGTGTTTCTTCGGGAGCAATGTTGGTGATCACATTGCTCAAGTCTTCACGGATACCTTTTGCAGAGTATGTGGTGAACGTGTTTGCTACGATAGTCATGATTAATTCCTTATTTCAAGAGTTTGAAGAGTGCATCAGCCGCGTCATCGACACGGCCAGTTTTAGCGACGCGCTGTTGTGCTCGAACCACTTCAGTTGAATTTGAGACTCTTCCCGCTGCACCAGGCTTGGCAGGTCGAGGGCCGTTGTTTGTCACTGGCTTAATGTTGCCCCTCTTGGACATCATCTGATCGTAGAGTGCCGCCTTACGCAACATCAAGACCGCCCTGTGATCCACCACATTCTTCAGCTCATCTGATGTAAATCCAATCTTTTGACCGAATTCAACAAGCAAAGCCTTTTCAGCTTGAGCCTTTTTAGCGTCTTTCCAGTCCGGAATGGCCGCCAACAAAGCCTCCTGCTCATGCTGCAATTTCTGCTGCATGAACTGTGCTTGCTCCTGCTGAGACAACTGACTTAGCCGCTGCTGTTCGCTTTGAATAGCCGCCGCCTTATCTTGGTTGTCTCGCATAACCTCGCGCTGCCGTACCCATTCGAGGGGGTCTTCGTTATAAAGACGATCCCAGTCGATGTTTGGCTGCGCCGCTTGCTGAACCTGTGCTTCCAACGCACTCAATAACTGAGCGTATTGCTCACGCTCGGCACGCACTGCACTCAACTCACCCTCGGCCTGCTTTCGCACCTCGGCAATTTGCTGCGTTTTGCGTGTGTAATCCTGAGT